TTACAGGGACAGACTTGTTCCGTCCGCAAACGCAATATTCACACTGAGATGTGCAGGCACTGCCTGCCTTATTTTTTTGATCGCCATCGACATTTGACCCTCGTCAAGCTCGTTGTTGACATGTATCGTCAGATAGTGATGGAGATGGTATTCCGACATGGTCACATCCGTCAGACCGCATTCATGCAAAAACGCCGTAAAGGCTGCGGCGGTGCCGCTTCTGTTCAGGTGCTGCTCATAGCCGAGCAACAGCTCGCGGCGCGTGTTGACCGGCAGCTCCGGCTTTTCTTTGTCCGCAAATTTTTCACGCTCGCTCAGGCCGTAGGTCTCGGCAGTCTCGATAAAGCTCTCGCGCTCGGCGATATCCAGCGTGTCAAAGAGCCGGTCGATGCCTGCGGCGTACGCCTTCAGCTCACAGTCCGTCACGCTGCCCTCGGCGAGCGTGTAGATGCCCAGCGGCGCCAGCTTTGCCTTCATCGACGCATAACTGTTATAGCTGCCCATCAAATCACCTCGACCGTCGCGTCGCCTGCCACAAAATATTTGGAAGCAGGCACCGACATATCCGTCATGGAACTGTCAAACACATAGGTCTCGATGCAGCCGGTGTCCATCAGATACACACCCAGCTTGGAGAGATAGAGCTTTTCGCCCATCGAGATAGCATTCACATAATCCTCAAAGGCGGCGGTCACCAGCTCCTCCACCTCCTCGTGCAGATAGCCGGGCTTCGGTCTGACCTGCACGGTCATATCATAAAAGAGACTGTAGGCTCTTGCCGCCTGCACGTTCACGTTCAGCTCGCGCGCTTCGCTGAGCACCTGCTGCACCTCCGCCAGCTTGGCGTCGCTGACCTCGCCGCCCTCGCCCTTGACATACACGTCCACGGTGCCGGCGCCTCTCGCCTTTGACAGCACGCCGACCTTTTCGATACCGTCCACCGACAGCGCCAGCGCCTTATAATATGCCGCGTTCATGCCGTTGGGACGGTCGATGTAGCTGTCAAGGATGCGCTCGCGCAGGGCGGTGTCGCTCTCCAAGTCGGCGCCTCCCGAAAAGACGCCGGGATTGGTCACACTGTCGATCATGGCAGGCACGCTGACAGGGATGGTCGCCGTAAGGGCGTTGATGTTGCCGCTGTAGCCTGCCTTTTCCGCTTCCGCCGCAACCAGCACCGAATAGGTGAGCGCCGGGATCTCGCTGTCCTCGGTGGTGTAGATGCGCACCGGGTGCTCGCCGCTTGTAGAGACCACCGTTCCTGCCGGGATCACAACGGGACTGAGCTTGACCTCGTTCACACTGAACCGCAGCTTGCCCGTCGCCTTGGACGCGCTGCGGCGCACCAGACCGCGCTGCTGCGCAAAACGGTCGAGAAACTCCCCTGTCGCCTTGGACGGAAAGAGCTGGCGTTTCAGCCATTCCATGCTCGTCTGCATATTATACAGCTCACCGGCGAGCACGCGCAGGCGAATGGCGATGTCGCTCGCCTCGTCAAACGGCGCGCCGCTCTCCTGCCGGTAGCGCTCGCACATTCTCTGATATATTTCTTCATACGTCTCCATACCGACGCACCTCCTCCACACGGCTCTCGCCGTCGATTGTCAATTGGACCGAAACAACGCCGTCCCCGATCTGCAGCACACGCACCTGTGTATCCGCATAGCCGGCGAGCGCCTCGGCAAACAGCAGCTCGGTGTGCGCACGATCCTCGCCGCACCGCTCCGTGCCCAGTTCTCTGTTATAAATAAAGCTTCCGCGCGGCGGCGTCAGGCGCAGCACTGCACGCCGGAACAGCGCGTCCGCGCCCTCCGCATATACCGGACAGCCGGTGCTGTCGGTCACGACGTCGCCGTCTTTGATTTTTACGTCAATCATTGCCGACCTCCCTGCCGTTTATCAGCACGCTGCCGTTGTTTTTCAGCACAATGGACGCGCCGCCCTTGGAATAGAGCATGACCTCGCCCGGCTCCAGACCGCCGCTGCCGTGCAGCACGCCCAAGGCGGTCTCGCCGTCCCGAAGCGGCAGCACGACCGCGCGCTCTCCCTCCGGCGCCGCGCTGACAAAGCCGTAGGGATAGCAGAACTCCAGCTCCTTGTGCTCCTCAAACGAAGTGACCGCCGCGCCGCCTGCTTCGCCGGTGCTCAGCACACCCTTGACGGCGGCAGGCGTTTCGAGCGAGCGGTTGGTTATGTAGTGTAACAGCCACATTCAGCATTTCTCCTTTTCCAAAACGATCACACTTCTCTCTCCCCTGCTGTCGGCGGTGTAGCTGACCTGCCGCACCAGGAGTCCGTCAACGGTGCCGAGCACGCTGTCCTGCACCGCTGCGCGCTTGCCGAGCGCCGACGACTGACAGCCAAGGCACCGCAGCCGCAGGGCATAGCTGCTGCGGTTGCTGTTTTCGAGCATTTTTTCGGCGGTGGCGAGCGTCGTTTTGTCCGAAGCGGCATTGACATAGCGCACGCAATGAGCGCCCCGTGCCGCCGGAGAAGTGTTTTCGATTACGGCGCGATAGGCGTTTGCCTGCTCGAATTTCAGCCGGATCTGTGAGAGCAGACGGTGCGGCTTTTGATATTCCGTCAGCGCAAAGTATCGCACGCTGCCGGTATCCGAAAAAAGCACCTCGCCTTCCTCCGACTCCCCCTTGAGATACGCTCTGCCGTCGCCGGTGATGCGCGGCTCGCACGCAAAGCGGTTGCGGCAAAAGCTTTGGAGCACCTGCCAGTGCGACATGCCCTTGTCGATCTTCAGCGCATGATAGCAGGGCACATTGTCCTTTGTCATGACCCTTATCCCGAACGGTGCCAGGTGTCTGCTCTCCATCAAACCGACGGTCGGCTGAAAATAGGTGATCGGCTCCGCCTCGCTGTCCAGCAAAAACGCCGCCGGACTCCGCGCCGTGAAGCGCAAAATAGCGCCCTGCGCACGTTTTTCGGTGACGATTTGGTCGGGCTTGCCGACAAACACCTGCCGTTCGCCGTCAAACGCCTCGATTTTTGCCGTATCCTGCCGCAGCACCTCGTCAAACGGACA